CGCGTAGTCTCTTATGCTCAGAGCCATCTCTATTCACCCGCGTTCGCGCCAGAATAGGTCACGTTAGTATTGCTCCGGTTTTCATATTGATGTTGCCAGCGGTCACCACAGTCGGATTGTAAGTTCCCGTTCCTTCATCGTAGACAGCGCCCCAGCCATATTCAACACCTGTCATGTCAACGTAATTGTTGCTGTACGTCATGGTTGTTTGGATGCTGCTTGTGTCTATAAAGAATGGGTAACTCACCGTATTGGTTCCCAGGGTGACCATCGTGTTGTTGTTCGTCGTGACGGTAACGGCAGAACCATCGTTAGTGCCAGCGCTGACTACGCTCAAACCCTGAGTCGCGGCACCAGCATAAGTTCCGGTAATGGCTGGCTGTCTAAATAGATTATAACTGATGTCGATGTTTTGGATGACAGCCGCATTTTGGTTAAAAATCTGAATCCAGTCACCATGAGCACCGTCGATGGTGCCAACTCCACACATCTCTATGAGATTGAAATGAATCTCGATGGTTATCCCTGTCTGCGCCAAGGTATCTTGACTATATACGATTGCCTCGTTCCATGAATTTTTGATCCAGTTGTATTGGATTAGATTGGCGCCATATCCATTCAATGCCAGACCCGTGGTGCCTCCAGGGACCGCAATCCCCTGCAAGCCGCCGCAGTCGATGTTGTTGTATTCAATAGTGACGTTGGTCGCCACCAAGCTCTGCGAGATGCTATCAGTTCCTGGCACCCAGACTCCAAGTGCGCTGTAATTGACGGCCCCAGAGCCTCCTAAGGAATAGTTGTCTCGGACAGTGAAGCCGTTGCAGTCAGTAACGATGACTTGGATACCGTTGTGCAGGGAAAAATCATATCCCCACAATACGGCATTATTGGCGGGAGTTCCCGAAAATTCAATAGCTTGTCCATTGCCAGCATGGGCCCCCGGATAGGCTCCGCCTATGGTCGTCAAAGCGGTAACCAGCGTGCCGGTCGTGTAATCGGTCCAACTGGAGAACGGGTCGCGCAGGAAATAGAATCCGGTTCCCAGCATCCCGCTCGTTGAGGCGCTGATCGCCGAGCCACCGTTGGTGGTCGAGACCTCGAACTGCGTCGTCGTTAGCCCTGCCGAGATGACGTAATACGGCGTTCCCTGTGTCAGCGCACTGGGCAGGACGTTCGTGCTGGTCAGCGGTAGACCGCTGGTGGCCGAGATATTGTCCTGCTGCCCGTAGAACGTAACAATCTGACCGGCGGATAACCCGTGCCCAGATGGCAATCCGGGCGGTGCGACGTAGGTGAATAGGATCGTCGAGCCGCTGTTCGACATCGATAGGTTGGCGTTGATGCCAACGGGATAATCCCAACCGCTTACCTTCCATGCCGGTGGATGAGCATAGTTGGCCCGCTCGTTCGGCCACTGCGCCGAGCCAATCGCAGCGTTCGGCGAGCCATCCACTCCCGCATATGGATCGGTGGACGAACCGGACGATGGCGGCGACAATTTCGGCTTTGTCTGAATGAGAACGTAATCCATCGTCGCCCTCTATGGTGCCGTCAGCACCAAGACCCAGTCCGGGTCGCCGTTGGCGTTGTTGGATGTCGGAACAAAGTTATGCGTGCCGGTATTGGAAAACGGCGAACCAGAGATGGCCGTAAATGCTCCGTTAGTCGGGTCGAGCCATCGTGCCGTCACGCTGCCAGCAAAGTGTGACATGGCAACCGTGAGCGTGCCTGTCTGACCATAGATGAAATACGCGAGGGCCAGCGTACCATCCGGCGTCGCCGACACCGTGATGTAGTTGGTTGCTGCGAAGCCAGTGGCAGCAGTCGGGTTTGAACCATAACCAGCAGTGCCTACGGTGTGGGCGTTATCTGGAACTAGGTTCTGCCACGCGATAGTGGAAAGGAAATTTCTTTGTACGGTAAGATCCGCGACGCCCGGCGTCGCCATGTTGTTCTTCCATCGCGGCGACGTGTTGTTGTAACCAGTCACCTGAATGTTAGAACCGACGTTGACCTCAAATCCGGTACTGAGAAAGCCATTACCGTATTGCTGCCCGAATACCCCAGAGCACAGCGTCCACCATGCCTGCTGCCGCAGATTCAGACGGTTGCCGGGGTTGCCGACGTTGTTCTCATATTCGTAATTGGCTTCAAGCATCGTTGACGGGCACGGCGTCGGCGTCTTATTGGTGCCGGTCACGCCGGCGAACGCGGCTGGCGACTGCAAATAAGACACGAGCGAATACCAAAAGGTCACATAGTAGGAATAATTGCCCGTCCAGTTGACGTAAGACCTGAAGTTCGCATCGTCGAGCGCGGTACTGTCTGATGGAGTATAATTCATCTCCATCGTGATCAGCGTGCCAGCAGGAGCAGTTTCCTGGACGCCTAACATCATGGCGGCGACCTGCGCGTCGAAAGAGCCGCCGTAGTCGTTGCCGAACTGATAGGCGACGTGCTTGTAGCTCTTGTAGCGGTTGGCGACCCATGCCGTGTACGCCGTGCAGTCAGCAGTTGCAAAGCCTTCGAAGTTGCCTTCCGATCCGGTCTGCATCGGGTTGAGGATGCACCACATCCCATAAGTCGCGCATAGTTGAACGAAAGTATCCATGCGCGACCAGTAGGCCGCGTTGACGCTGCTGTTGCCGTTGAATGGTGACGGGATGAAGCCGTTGCCGACGAAGGCGTAGAGACCGTCGAGAGTTCCGTAGTTATTGTAGGAGATTGTTCCGCCGCCGCTTGTCACGTAACCACCAGCGCCAGGGGCCAAATCCCACTGCACGGCGTTGAAGCCGAGTGATGACATGGTCGAGAGAAAGGTCGTGACATCGGCGACTGACTGCTGCGACATTCCCTGCGCCGATATGCATTGCAAATAGAATGGCTGGCCCTGCGCGTTGACCAGATAGCGGCCGTTGGAACTGGCGGCCAACGGGAATGGACCGCTCGATGCGGAAGGCAACGGGATCGATCGCGGCGCTCTCTGGACCAGGATGAAATCGTCCACGGCCGTTCACTTCCTGACGGGGCCGACGTACTCCCATCTCGCCCGCATCAAGTGACTGGTCGGCCACGCGAGCCGGTTGCCGCGGTCGGGGATCGCGGACGCCCATGCCCGCTCCGCCGCGACCCAGATCATCTCCAACGGCTTCGCGCCGCCGGGCGGCTTCATGAGATGGATGGTGCCGTTCCTCGTTCCAGCGCCGGGTTCACAATTCTTGCTGCCGCGCGCGCTCGCGGGAAGCTCCGGCGGACCACTATGCTTGAGGTAGCCGATCCCGCGAAGGAGCTGATGATGCGTCCGCTGCTTGACGGCCTCTGATCGGGTGACGAGCGGCGAGGCGGCAATCATAGCGCCAAAGCCTTAAATACGTCGCCCAATGTCGAAGATTGAGCCTTCGACATTTGTAAGCCAATAACAAGCGCGTCATTCGTGCGATCTCTGATCATACAGCGCACTTCCTCGCCATCTGGGCTATCGACTTTGCGGACGATTAGATCGACATCGCCGATTCGGATCGTTTTCTCGCCCATGCGATTTTCTCCTCTCATGATGAAGCCAACGTTGACCTTTGCCTTTACCGATGTAGCAAGGCGAACCGTCCCACGGTCGAAAAAGAGCGTAAACGTAATAAATACGTTTTTCTGGCATCACGTAATCCAAGCGAGAGAACTCGCACTATATAAACCGCTATCAATAAACGAAACTCCCGTTCCCGGCCGCGCGCGTTTGAAACGTGCCGATCGTTTTTTGCCGGAACGGCGGTCGAGCGCGGCTTGCGTCGGCACGCCGGGATAGCCGATCTTTTCCATTTCGCCTTCGGATAGGAACTTCTTGAAGCGGTCGCCGATCTTTGACGTCGCGGAGCCGAAGACGTCGAGCGAAGTCGGGGCACCCATCAAAAGGCTTTCCAGCGCGCCAGCGAGACCATCTTCAAGATCGCCAGCGATATTTTCTTTGTGAAGCTCCCAGAAGTTTTCGAATATGTGATATTTCGCCTCTAGAATTTCAGCCACGTCACCCGTCGTCTGTGTCCCGGCCGCGATTTTCTTTCTCCGTCTTTTGCCGCTCGGCGGAGGCTCGTTGTACGGAATGTCGTTTACACCGAGATGAAGTGTCGGCATGGGCGTCACACGTAGAACACTGTGAGGTTCGCCGCGCCACCGCCGTCCGTCGCGATGGCGATCAAGCCTTCCTCGATCGCCGCGCCGACCGGGATGAAGTCCTGCGCCGTAGTCGAGTAGGTCCCGATCGGATCGGAGACGTTCCACCCGGTCTGTGTCCCAGATTGGGAGCCGGACGTATTGATCTGATTCGTGCCGGCGAGCGCATGCGTCTTGGTGTCTGAGACGGCGAAAGTGTTCGCCGTCAGATTCGCATCCTGGGCGACGTAATATGTCGTGTTCGCCGTCAGCCCGGTCGGTAGTGCGCCGCCGCTGCTGGTCGTGAACTTGACCGCCGCGCCGGCCGCGAGACCGTGACTTGGCCAAGTGATGACGCCCGGCGAGGCGAGCGTGATGGTGACCGTCGAGCTCAAGCCGTCGTACATCGTGACCGCCGAAGAAGTCCCGGCAGTGTTGATCCCGAGGCCGGAGAAAACGCCGGCACCCTCCTCGATCTGGAAATTCGCCGACGTCGTCAGGTTTTCCCAATAGGAACCGCCATTGAACGACGGGATCGCGCCGTTCGGGCCGAGGAAGTCGTTGGGGTTGCCCATGTTGCGTTTCCTTATGAAATGCCGACGGTTGATGGCCCATAGCCCTGAGCGATTTGAAGATACATTCGCCCATACGGGTCCTTCAATCGTTGGAGATCAGAAAGCGTAAATTTCTTCGCTGCTTCCTGAACGACCATGTTCTGGCTCGTCGATTCGTCTGACGCGGATTGTATCACGCCGGACACGAAGCCATTGATGTTGAACTTGGCACGGAGTTTCTCGAAGAATTTCCGGCCAGATTGATCCTGTGCAAAATTGATAACGAGACTAGCCGCGAGGTTATAGATCGCCGTGACGTAGACGGAGACCGGCGGAAGCCCAGGAATCGGCGGCCCGCAGGTGGAGACACCGCGGAGCGCCGGATTGACGATCTGGATGGCGAACGACAGTGCCCAAGCAACTACGGCCGAGTTCGGCGGCAGATCGTTCGCGCCGATTTGCATGATGTTCGCGATGAAAAATTGGAACCCAGCGAGCGTCGGCTGCTGCTGCATCTAATCACCCCGCAGCTCTCCGCCTGCCGAGGCCGCGCTTCGGCGACGCGGTCACGCGGCCCTTGAACTCCCGCCCTGGTGCCACGGCGTCAGTGACGCGGACGCCCTCCGCAATCGTCTTCTCGCCGGCCGGCGTCTGCTCGACCTGCTCAAACGTCGTCTCGACGCCGGGGATCTTGACCTCGTTGGGATCGCCGCCGAGGTTGGCGACCGCGTTCTGGACCGCCGTCTCGATGGCTTGATTGTTCGCCACTGCGGCCTTTCTCCGCCGCTCCGCGCCTTCCTGAGCAAGGACGCCCATGTTCAGCGCGCGAACGCGCTCGATGATGGCCGCCGGCACCGGCTTGTCGACGTTGAAAACGAGCGGCGTGTACACCCTCTGCCGTTGAACGTCCGTGACGCCGATCGCGCCATATTTCGAGAGCTGCTTCACGATCGATTCGACTTGAGAAATATGCAGGTCGCCGCCAATGGCATTCTGCTTCCCGGACGGAATCGGATGCTGTTTCGCTGGCGTGAAGCGGACGTTCGGCGAACCGTCGTCGTTGAAGTCGAGACGATAGAAGATGATCCAATTTTGCGGGGTGGCATTGGCCACGAACAGCTTGGACATTCGATAATCTCCCCTGTTGGCGCCGATTCATCGCGGCGCACGGCATCATAGCACTCCCGAAACGAAAGAGCGAAGGGCCGACCAGGCCCCTCGCTCTTAATCCCCACTTCCCCTCGGTTCTCGACCGATTGCGAATCGCTATGAATACACCATCAGGATTTGGGTTACTGCCTGTGGCCGCGGCGTCCATCCCGACGTGATGCGCCATTCCTGCAGGAAATCCGTGGCGCCGCCAGCCAGCGGCGAGACGATCTCGCGTGGCGCCGCCATATCGCAATACTGCGTTACGCAGACCTTATTGCCGGGCGACATCGACGCGAAGATGTTGGTATTCACCGGCTTGTCGGTCGCTGGCTTCTCGACCTCCGGCATGACAAGGAGAACGACATCGGTGTCGGCATTGCCACCGGCGCCCTGCAGCGTATCGTCGTAGGCCCAGAGCAGCGTGTCGCCGTTGTCCATCAGAATCGATTTGAACGTCCCGGCGGTCGAGGTCGTGCCGGCGCCGATGCGCTGGAATTGCACGAGCTGAACCACGTTGTACTCGAAGAGGCCGAGCGTCCGCTGCGGGCCGAGGATGCAGAACAACCGACCCATACCGAGTTGGTAGGTCCGCTGCTTCAATGCGAGGACCTGCGATGCTACGAAGAACGCCATCTCGCCGTTGTCATAGGTCACGACAGTGTCGTTGCCGTTGGTGTCCGGCGGCAGCGGCACCGTGGTGGTACCCGGCGCATTGACGATGCCCTCGCCGATCTGAGGATTGAAGCCGAAGAGCGCAGCATCCCTGGCAAGCTGGAAGTGACCCTGCCGGCCGCCGAGGCGGTAGGCTTCCGGGACCGCGAAGCCCCAGCGACCGCCGGCCGCGACATCATGGTGGTTCCACTCTGCGCGAACTTGCAGCAAGTAAGTCGCGGTCGAGAACATCGTCGCCATGATGTCCACGCCGGGAAGTTCGTTGTAGGAAGCCTGCCCCGCCGCCATCTTGGTGCGGAGATTGAGCTGCTTCATGTAGACCACCAAATCATCCTCGGCGAGCCGGACGCGAAGCTGCTGGTCGGCCATGAGATCGAGGAAGCCACTGACTTGGCTGTATTGAAGTATAAGCTCGGGCTCGATGAACGAAGGGTTCACCGTGATATATGCGTCGGCTTGAATCCCCACGGTTGATCCTCCTTCTCAGATCTGAATCACGGCGCACGCGCCGTTGAAATTCCAAGTCGCAAACCCGGTCGTCGGATTGTAGACGACCGTCTCGCAGTTCGTCACTTGGACGTCGAGAACCTCGACCGGGATCGCGACGTCCGAGCCGGAGCCCGGCGTTACCGTGCCGCCGGTAATGGTGGTGGCACCCAAAGATGCGGCCGCCTGATAGGTGATCACGTCACCGGAAACCGATAGCACCGTGTAGGTGCCGTTCTGTCCGCTGATGGAGCTGCCAGTCAAGGACGAGACGACAATCGAATCGCCGGGCGATCCGCCGTAGGCGGTCGTCAGCGTCAGCGAAACGATACCGCTGGTATTGTTGTAGGCGCTACCCGTCGAATTGACCGTGTAAGCGGCGAGGTACGGCACGAGCACTTGGTTGACGAAATCCCAAGAGACCGACGCACCGATCGGTCCGCCTTCGAGGTCGGCGAGGATCGGGTCGCAGGCGACTGCGATGCGGGCCTGGGAACCGAAGGCATAGGCGTTGACGTGATTGAGGGAACCGGCCAGCGGGACTGGCGATTGCGGCGACGTGATCATCGCGTAGGCCTGGTCGAAGACGGAGAACCCGGCAAGGTTCTTGGAGCCGCCCGTCAGCGCGGTCGCGCGCCCCATTTGGACGCCGAGCGTCGTGCTGGGGCCGGTATTGCCACTGCCGCGATTCGGCACGTTCATGTAGACGCCGACGCCGCCCCACATCGGAAGCGTCTCACTATTGGCGAGGATGCCGCCGCGCAGCCGCCAGCGTGAAGACGGATCGGGATAGGCGGTGCCCTGCCGAAGTCCGACGGAGCTAACGTTGAAAAGCCCGGCGTTGCCGACGGTCGTCTGATAGGGAGCAATCGTGACGTTCGCGCTCATTGCGGCCTCATCTCCTGATGTTCAACGACCGTTCCCCTGTTTTTACCTCCATCGCTCGGCGCTCGACCTCAATGCTGAGTGACGTTTCGCTTGAAGAAGTTCGCGCCAGGCGCCTTCGCCGCGCGTCCGGTCTGCCCGGCGAATTGGCTCATCCAAGTCGAAGGCTGGCCGTAGAAGTCGCGATAGGTGTGGCCGCCCTCGACCCGCTCGACCATGCGTAGTACGTCGACCCCGATGTTCGTGGGATCGCGCGCCGCGACGATGGAATCCTCGAGAATCTGTCCGGAAGCGACGTTGAATGCGGCATCGTCGGCGAAAGCGGCCGACTTAAGGTCAACGCCCTTCCACCGCGGGCTGAGGACTTGAAGATCAAGCGTGGTGCGGCGCCGGAACTGCTTCGAGGTCTCACCCGGGATCGGGCGCGGCGTCTGCTTGCCGAGCAACGGGTAGACGCGGTCGGCCTCGGTCCAGGCGTCGGCGAGCGCGGCGTGCTCGTCGTCGGCGAGCGGGCGCACGAGCTTGGAAAGTTCGTCGAGTTGGCGTTTGACGTCGGCGCTATCGGCCATCGCGGCATCCTTCTTCGCCTTGTCGGCCTTTTCCTTTTCCTCTTTTTCCTTGTCCTCGGCGTCCTTCTTGGCCTTATCGGCGGCGAGCTTCTCGGCCTCGCCCTTGTCCTTGTCTTCGGCGTCTTTCTTCGCCGCGTCGTCCTTGCGGCGGGCGTCGTCGCGAGCCTTGTCCTTCTCCTCCATCGAATCCATGCGGCGGCCGAGGTGCGAGACGGCGTCCGCCATCTTGCCGAGATAGCCCGAGATTTCGGAGAGCTTGTCGTCGAGGTTCTTGCCAGCGTCGGCATCTTTGCGCGCGGCGTCGTCTTTGGCTTTGTCGTCGCGCGCTTTATCGTCTCGCTTCGCGGCGTCGTCGGCGGCCTTCTTCGCGGCAGCTTCCTCTTCAGGGGTCATCGCTGAGTCCTCTCTCGATTCGGATCGAACGCCACTAATCTCGTCACCTTTATCCCAAACGCCGCGCGAACACAACGCGACGTGATCCAAAAGGCTAGGATCGCCCTCGACCAGCAGCTTCGCTCCGTTCTCCAGGGTGAGCTTCTGGTTGACGCTGAGATCGTGGAAGTAGACCGCCGGCGATGTCGATAGCTGGCCATCTTCAAGTTCTCGGCCAGCCTCTTCGTCGTAGACCTTGGCGATTCCCCAGACCTCGTCGCCCTTTTCGCCGCCAATGTACGGCAGAAAGATGCTCCCCACAACTCTTTCGGCGAACTCGTCGGAGTCCAGGAGCTGCCCCTTGGGATGCTTGTAGATTACCGTGAGACCGTTACAGCGCGCCAAGGCTTCGTCGTTCAGCCATATCTTCGGATCGCGGAAGACGAACTCCTTTAGCTTCGGCCGATAGGCGTATCCGGTCCCAGTGATTCGGATCGCCACCAGCCACATGTTCTCGTAACGCTGCGGAGACGTCAGCCGATTCGCGGCGATGGCGCGCGCGATGCCGAGCTCGTTCATGGTGAGTCGTTCGAGCGCGATCGAGCAGCCTGGATGAAGCGGCGCCGGCGGCGAGGCGACCGGGACCCATGCCCAGCCATCGTGTTCGTCGTTCAGTTCCGGCGTGAACTCATTCGTCACTTTTTGCAAAAACGTGGAATAGTCCACGCCCGGCGCCCCCATCGGACCAGCCGCGATCGCGCTTGCGGGGGGAGCCGGTGCCGGAGCAGCGGGCGGCGTAACAGGGACCGCCGCGGTCGCCGATCCGGCACCACCGTTGAGGTCGGCAACGGGCGCCCCTTTCTGCCGGGTCAGGAGCGACCGCACCCCCTCCGGCAGGAAACCAATCTCTTCGCGGGTTTCTCGGATCGCGGTCTGTTCGGTCGATTCGTCACCATCTTGCCCGCCGCCGGGCAGATCCCAGTATCCGGCGAAATCTTGCGAGGCCGCGCTGCGGCGGAGAAAGAGCGCCGTTCCGTTCAACGACAAAAAAAGTATGCCAGCGCCGCGGATCACTCTTTGTGCTCCGGTTCGCGCTTTTCCTCGCTGATGAACTTCTCGATGCCCTTCCAGTCTTCTGGCGTCATGTCTCGCTTTGCCTTTCCGGCATCGGCCAATTTTGCGAACTCATTCATGTTCGGGCGCGCGCCTTCGTCGGCCCGGAGCGTCTTCGCTTTCGCGTGGAGGCGCATGTGCTCATCCGCATTGAAAAGTGGCGTTGAAAACGACTCAGCATCCATGCGGGCGCAGCGGGCATCCATCCGCATGTGAAGCCGCGTGATGCCGTCGCAGATCGTCTTGACGGCGTCGAGGATAGCTCCGGCTTCATCGTCGTCGATGCCCTTGAACGTTCCCTTGTTCTTCCCCGCGTAGAGAACGCGCTCACCTTTCTCAGCGCCGTACTCCTTCTGGAGCGCAGCCTTGATCGTCTCGCCTTTGGCTGTTAACGGCATCGCTTCCCTCCCAATCCCATCGCCCGCTCGTTCGTCTCGATCGCAACGGCGTGCAAGATGAAAGTCTCCGCGAGGCGGTCGGCGATCACGGCGTCGTCCTGTGTGAAAACCCAGGTTCCGTCTTCGTAGCGGACCACGGAAACGTCGCCGCAAAGTTGGAGATTGAGCGGGAAGTAGAAGGCGCTGCTGGCGTCGCTCGGCGTCCCGGTCTTGAAACCGGCCTTGGCGAGCTTGCGGCGGAGCGCCGACGCGATGAGCTTCTGCAACTCGCCGTCGGTTAATCGAAGCTCGCGCACGGTTTACCTTTCCACGAAAATGACAAGCCCCGGTACTAGCCGGGGCTTGTTATAACATTTAACCGCGTGATTCACAAAAGCGCGGATTAGATTGCTCCGTCGAGCCGCGAGCCGACTTCATAGATTCGGTCGCTCAGGCGGGAAAGTCTATCGACTTGATCCGTTAAATCGCTGACGAGACCCCCAACACCGGCTTCCTTCAATAATGCCTTTCCTTCAACGTTCTTTGGAGCGCCAACTAACTTGTCGGTAAGACCTTCAAGTCGAGCGGCATGTTTCTCGAACGTATCGGCCAAATCTAACAAACGAGTATGGATTTGATCGAGCTGACTAGCTTTGCGAGCTTCGTCCTTCGCATGCGAGACTGACATAGGATGATTCTCCCCTGTTGGAATGGATTAGAAGACGCACGCCACCTATAGCACGTCTGCGGGATTCGTCACGAATCGGTTGAGGAGAGCGAGCCAGTCAGATTTTGTCACTGCGAGAAAGCTCTGCGAGAAATTCCCGCTTCGCTCTCGGTGGCGACCAGAATTGAAGCTTAACCCCAACAGGCTCGGCGGCTGTGCTCCATGCTATGGGCGGCGGCGCCATGTTCTGCTGCATCTCATCGGTCAGGATGCGCGTATCCAATTCCTTCACTTCTGCTGGCATTTCTGCGAGTAGACCAAACCGCTCACAAACCGCGCGCATGATTTTTTCTTCGGCTTCACGATAGCCGACGAGAAACGGTTTTAGCGGGCGTGGCACGTCCACCAAATATGCCTCGCTGGCGTCACGCAGGAGCGCCCAAAGCCTATTCTCGGCTGATACCTTGCGCGCCAACAATACGGAATGTTCTGCCACGCTGTAGAACCTGAGACAGTGACCACCGAAGCCGCAGTGGCCAATCAAAAATAAAACTTGGCTGCTCAACTGAAATGCTAAGGCCGAAAATCGACGATGTGTGGGAGTTTAGATAAAAAGATTGCGCCCCACCGTCCTATCCACGGGAATCCCGTAGAACGCACGCCATCCGGCGACAGTTCGGAGCGGCGGGGCGACTTTTCGAACCGGAAAATGTGCGCCTCGAGGGCGTTTGTCAAACGCTTGCGCCGACACTGAAGCGATAAGGCATGGGCGACATCCTGCGGTTCGATCTCGCTCGACCGAGGATCAATCGGCCAAAACTGGCCGCCTAGCGCCGTCTGTATCCAGTCGCCCCTTGCGTTCATTTGTTCCTCAGACTGGTCTTTAGAGCGCGAGTATAGAGAAATCTTTATCTAAAGTCTATCCTATGGCTTCGAGACGCCGCATCAGTCGTCGTCGCTCCGCTTCGATCCCGACCGCTGGCCGAATCGTCATCCGCTCCTCCCAGAATTGCGCCAGTTCGGCCGGGAGCGGCAGCTTCAGCATGAATCGCGCATAGCTTTCCGCGAAGACTTCCGAAGCGACGCTATCGACCTTACCGCGGCGGCGGAGATCATCGAGATGTATCCGGTTCGCCATCTCGAGGAACGAACCGATCTTGTTCAGGTGCCGACGCTTGAACTCGGCGTAGGTCCCAGGGTCGATCTCCTGCCCGCGGTGGCCGGCCTCATGAAGGAGGATTTGGACGCGGTCCATCGCCGGGAGTTGATCGAATTTCCGCTGGATTTCGACGCTGTCATCGTCCGATTCGTAGGAAGCGTGCCAAGCGTCGCGATCATCCACGAAGCGAACATCGGTCACCCCGACGAAATATCCGAGCGCGTCGCGCCGCAGCGCCTTGCGGAAGATCTCTGAGTGGACGAGGTCGAGCCCGCTCGCCGCATCATCCGCCCGGGCCGCAGAGACTATGCGCGCATTCGCGAGCCACGCCTTGCCCTTCGCCGTGAGCATGTCGTCTGGCAAATCCCGGAGCGCGTATAAAAATCTGTAGGAACAACGGCAATTATGGACGATAATGCCATCGGCAACAAACCAGCCTGATTCGGTTTGGAGATTATAGACATGCCCAGACCATTGCCGCCGTTCGATCTTGATGATGCGCGTCGCTCGTACCTCGAAGGGGAAAGTCTCTTGAGTTTGTCCAAACGATTGTGTGTTTCGCGCGGTGCGCTTGCCCACCATCTCAATATTCCTCTGCGGAATGGCTCCGAAGCAAACTTGATCCGTATGGCCCGCGAAGGCGAAGATGGTCGGCGCAAATTGGTTGAGGCAGCACATAAAGCGCGCACCGGCGCTAAAGCTAGTTTGGAGGAAAAACTTAACCGCGCCCGCCGCCGTTCGACAGAGGTCGGCTACGGAGAACGAGAAGTGATGCAAGCCCTGCAGGCGCATGGGATTAAAACCGAATCTCAATGGCCATGCGGTCCCTACAACATCGACATCGCTTGCGGTTCCATCGCCGTGGAATTGCTTACACGAGCCTCCAATCCTCTCAATGACCCCGAATTTATTGAGCGTAGCAAATATCTCTGCAATGCAGGTTACTGTCTTATTTTGGTTCGTTTCCGAGTTGACCGAACGGACGATGTTATCGCTAATCTCGATCATATCGTCGCCTTCATTGAGCGCGCCAATCTGGACCCATCCATGAGAAGTAAGAATTGGGTGATTAGGTGTAGCTCGGAGCGTTTTGCCAGAGGCCGTAATGATCGTGGTCAAGTCACCGCTGTACCAACGCCGATACGCTTTTTCCACATTATCAGCGAATGGTATCTGTGAGTCGCCAGGGAAGCAGAAGGGAAGTTGCGCCGGTGCTTCGATTTCGTCGACGAAAGGTCGACTATTCTTCTTGACCAAACCGGCACGATGCGCCCACGAATCGCGGACAAGATAGATTTGCTCGTCGCGCGCTTTATGCTCAGGCCTCGCGTCATAGCCTGCCTGACGCCACATACTTCGCCACATTCCCGCTATCGCTCCCCCGTCCGTGGCAACGAGATCGTTGATTGAGGCGATGAGTTTAGCCGATTGATCGATCACAACGCGGCGTTCTTCATACGGCAGCGAGGCAAGCGCCTTCTTAACGTTTTGCTTGACCTCGCGCCTTCCCTCTGCCGAAACCCCGCCGGGCGGAATCGACGTCGACCAACCCTGGAATCGCCGCAGCGTCTTCTCGATCGATTCGGCCCGGTTGAGCTTGATGAGATCGGACGAGGCGACGATCCGCCGGTCGAGTTCGGCACGGAGTTGAGGTCGCACCTTCTCCAGCGTGAACCGCTCGACGCCTTGGTGATATTTTGCGATCCCGCCGCGCTCGACGAGACGCCGGTAGATCGTCGCCAATCCTTCCCGGAGCTGCTGCTCCAGCGCCACCGCCGAGATCATCGAGGCCTCGGCCGCGATCCGGAGTTCGCGCGTCCACTTCGCGATTCGTTCCCCCGAATCAAAGCCATGCTGCAAAATGTCCTCGACCGCAGCGTCAAGGACTTCCTGAAAGGTCTTCAGGCGGGCGGTCATGGCAGCTTCCTCGGATCAACCGCGGCGATGATGGCGTTGCGCGCGGCGGGCGAGATGCGGCCCCGGAGGCTGATCGTCGTCATCATCTTCGCCATCCGCTCGAAGCGATCGCGGTCACCGGGACCGGACAGGGCATGGAGCGCCCTGGAAGGTTCAAACAGGTGGGCCGCGGCGGAGGGCTGAAAGACCGTCCCATCGCGGAACGCGCGCTTCTTCTGCTCGTAAGGCGTCACGGCTGATTCTCCCTGTTGGCTTCCGCGGCGGCGGCTCGGCCGCGGCGGAGAGGGCCGACCAACCCTTCTCGGTCAGCAAGAACCTACCGTGCGTCGACCGTTCGATAAAGCCCTGCCGCTCGAGGTCGAGGATTCGGCTTAGCTGAGCGCCCTCGATCGACATCGCTATCCCTGTGCGCCGGGCATGAAACATCTGATTTGCGTTGCCCCATCTGCGTCCATGTACGGCCACACCACGGCCGGGCCGAAGCGATTCGGTTCCGTCACCAGGGCGCTCTCCGGGACGTAGACCCATTCACCGTGCAGGCGCACGCGGTAGCGGCACTCTTTCCGCCCGAGCAGGTCGTCTTTGCATTGCGTGTCCCAGTCGACGTCCTGGATGCTCACGCCGTCGGCGAAGGAGCAGCACAAGCCCTTCCCGCTCGCGAGTTGGCTGAACCAGAGGCGCATCTTCGGGTCCATTCCGGCGTAGCGGCCGTCGTCGCGCGCGGCGACCGAGGCCGTCGTCACGATGGCGATGCCCATCCCGGCGAGCGCGCCCCGGATCACGACGGCACCCTGGAGCGGGAGCCGTTCCCCGGCTTCGGAGGCGCGAGTCGCGGGCGTTCCCGCTTTTCCAACATCTCCACCAACTCAGCGGCTGCGTCCGAATAACGATCAAGCGCCCGGCGATGCCGATCCGCCGAATCCTGGGCCGCAAACGGCCTCGGTTCTTTTGGCTCTTCGAGCGGCTGCGGCGGCACATATTCGCGCAGCTTGTCGAAGTCGAAGGAAAGCGGGTTTTGGAACATGTACTTGTCGTCGTTGATGTTGTCTTGAAGCCACTGGATGATGATGGCCTTGTTCTCCGGATCGAGCGCGGGCATCAAGACCTCGATGGTCGCGATGATCGCCTTCAACTTCACGTCCGCGCTCTTGACCTTCTCCGAATCGGGTTCGGTAAGCAGATTCGGCCAGATCGCCTTGAACGACACTGACCAGCGGTAGAACGCCTCCTCGTAGGTAACGTCGGCCCAAGCCGGATACTTCTTCTGGATGATTTCGTAGAACTGCCGGTTCCACGCCCGGTGCATGCAGATCTTGTTGAAGTAGACGTAGAGCGGCAGCATCTCGACGCGCATGCGGTCGACCCAGCGCGCGACCTGCTTCGCGTCCTCGGTGCCCTCGCCGAAGCCCTCCGCGAAGGTTTCCTCCTTCAGCAAGATCGCCGGCATGGCGGCGCCCGACGCGATGTTCTCCAGCACGTTCTGCCGCGCCGTGGTCATCGCCTTGTCGATGTTCTGCATGTTCAGCGTCTCGACCTCCTCCTCGGTCCCGATCGAGATCACGTTGCCGTTGGTCGATACCTTCAGGAACCACCGCTTCAGCGCGGCCATTCCCTGCATGATGTTGTTGATGATGGCGCCGGCGACCGATAGCTTGAAGATGAAGACGCCCGCCTTCTTCGTCACCAGATCGTCCGTGATCATCGACTGAACGAACGATTTCAGCGGAAAGAGGATGCGTTGGTAGACCGACCGGCCGACGAAGCCGAACGCCGAAGTCGTATAGGCGATGTAGATCGGCCGCTCGTTCATCACCGTGACCGCCCGGCTCCGATGATAGATCTGGCCGGAGACGGCGATCGTCGTCACTTTCATGAAGTCGATGGCGTTTGGATTCTGGTTGAGAACGAGCGAGCCCGCCGTGTTGAGCGGGTCGAAAACCGAGAACGCGATCGGCAGGTCGGCGATCTTGTCGAAATCGAGCGGTTCAGATGGCGGTAGCTTTTCCGAGACCAGCGCGACCGACGCGATGCCGTAGACCCGGGAAAGCGACTTGACGTTGAAAATAACCTCGTCGAAACCGTCCTCCTCCCATTGCTGGACGAACCGCTCCCGGACGTCGTCCTCCGGACTGTCGGGAATACTGATCTCGCGCTTCTGGCACTGCGCCATGATGATCGGCAGTTCGGCCAACTTCGCGCCGAGCGGATGCGCCAAAAATATGCTTTTGCAAAGGGCGTAACTGGGCTGTTCGCCGGGGACAATGTCTTCGGCCTCGAGCAGTTCAGTTAAGGCGTTTCCGAGGCTTGAGCCGACCGTGATCTCTGCCAACGCCGTCCCCTCCGAGCGATTCCCGCCGGACAGCACCTTAGCCTATCTTCGCGCGGGGTTCATCCCCTGCGGGCCGATCAGATTTTGTCACTGCGGGCGATCGAGATCATAAGATCGCGGAACGCCAATGGCGTTGCTGCCAACTCTGCATCCGGCAGAAGCGGCAGTTTTTGGTCGAATTTTCCGATCTGATATTTGCCAGCAACTCGCCTCCATCTAAGCAGTGGCGGAGTTATACCGGCACAAAGCAACCACGTCCGCTTGCGGGCGCGATGCCCATAGGAGGATTGCCATATCTCGGTAACCCAATCTCCGTCGATTGTCCTTTGCCAACCGTCGTCTATTGGCTCTGGTAATCCATGAAATTTGAAGGCTCGAGATTCGGCGGGATGCTCAAGCACACCACCCCAACGACGGACGGCGGCCAATGCCGCTGCAAAGCATCCGTCGTCATCGTCTATCTTGTAGCCCCATCGTTTATGATTGACCGCGCTCAGTTGGTGCCATCGCTCACAGGGAGGATGGGCCACGACCGACCAAGGGCCATCGTACAGCCGCGCATCACGCTCGACCGGCTACAGGTCCACGTCCGGCAAACCGGCATAGATGCCCTCGGCGTCAACGAATAGAGCGGCTATCTTCATCGCGGTCAGGTCTTTAGACCAGCCCTAGCCCCGCCGCGGCGGCGGTGCTGGCATTCCCATCACTAACGGCCCGCGCGGCGGCTGCTTCTCGGCCGGTCTCGGCTTCACCGAATCGACGCCCTCGGCGAACGCCTTCTTCATGTCGGCCCTGAGCCTGAGAACCGGGCCGATATCGCCTTGGAGCGCGTCCGACATCAGGCCGCCGGCGACGCGGGCGACCGACATAAAAAGCAAGCCCGGCGGGATGCCCGGTCCCGAGACTAGGAGACCGCGCAGCACGATCCCGATGACCTGTTGCACCTGCGGGTCGAGCATCGCCTTGACCTTGTCCATCGGCGCGTCGTTGCCTTCCGGGACTGGTTCGGCGAGCGCCTCGCGGAGCTTGTTGACTTTGCCTTCGATCGCGGGACCGCCGAGCTGACCGTTGGCGCGTTGGTCAAAATCGGCGATTGAATCGCGTGGCTTTTCGTCTTCCGTCATAGGAGTTCTTCTTTTGCTGTAAGCATCGCCTTTATGGCCTGAATTTTTGTTTCATCCCTTATATCATGCTTATCCGGTTTAGACACACAGCCCTACATCTTGTGGTCAGGTTCGCGCCCGTGAAAATCTTGGGCTTGGTCCCAGCGTTCGCCGGTCTCGCCGCCTTTGCTTACCGAGCAAACGATAGATGCCCATTCCGCCGCTGGAATTACCAATGTGGTGCGGCCATCACCCGGCGCGCAGTTAGGATCGTGCTTTTCAAAGTCGCCGTGATTGCGAACTTCTACGCTGCCATCCGGCAGCCGCGACCAGTACCATCCATTTTGCCAGTGAAAAGCCATCGTCATTTTCTCCTATATCTAGTGGGTTTCAGGGCTTGTGTGTGGCAACCGGATAAGCAATGTTTTCGTTTTTAAGCGGCATATTCTGAAACGTTTGAAGACGCATCAGTAAGTTCGGATGGAATCGAAATTCGTTCATCGTCGCCTCTCCTTAATAAAACAGCTTAAACCATAGATGAAAAACCAAGGCCAAAGAGAAATTCCTAAAAACGAATCTATAATTCCTTCGTGCCAACTTTTGCGGAAATGCGAAAATCTCTTGGTAATAAGGTCCATCGTTTGTAGAAATAAACCTATAAGCAAATATAAAGTTAACGCAATTAGTTCGAGATCGTCGCTCATCGTCGTTCTCTCTGTTTAGCGCCAGCAAAGTGAGCGATGCGCCACCATCGTAACGGCAGGCTGGACGCGCGTGGCACCGGCAATGTGTCCGATTTGCATTTCAGAACCCTTTCGCGTTGTTTATAGACGCCAAAGTAGCGCATAGATAGGAATCATTGCTACAGCGATACCGAGCACGATCCACCATTCCACCGGCATCTCAGAATCCCTTTGCGTTACCAAGGGCAATCGCCACGCCATAACAGAAGCAGTCAAAGCAAGTCGTCGGACCGAGTCGGCGTCTTGTCGCCGACTCGGAAGCCAACGACTTCCCCTAAGAGATGATTCCTGGTTGTGCCTTTGTAAATCGTCGTTTTGTCATAGGCGTGGCGGCTGATCTTGACGAAGCCGCGATAGACGTATCCAGAGACAGAGATTGCGCGCTCGTCCTTGCCTAGAGCTGTCAGCTTAGAATCGATCGCATGCGCTGGCCAGCCGCGCCGCATGGCCTGTTGAATCAGGACCATGCCCGTCGCTTTATCCTCGATCATTGAACCGAGAGAGCCCATGCGAGCATGGCAAGTTTGCGCGAAATGTTGCAGATGCTGGAAGACAGTCGGGAGCCAAGTCTCCAATAGCGCGCCTTCGATCTGCTGAATATCCCAATCGAGGATGATGAGATTGTATTGCGGGCCAACAACGCCTTCAGCGGAGACCGACCGAATAACGTTTCGGAGGAGCGCGTAATAGACCACCGCCGTTCCATCGTTTTCCTTCCCGGTCTTTACGGCCGTGTCGATAACGGCGAACACAGCTTCGCAGCGAATGGGATAATCTACGGGCTGACCATTCACAAGCAAGCTGTCGCGCGTGAAAAAAGCCGACCCTGACCAATCCACAAATTCAGCAAGAAATTCTTGCTCATAAACGAGCGGGAGATTGTCTCGTTGTAATGCCTCGACCTCGGCGCGGGGAAGATACGGATTTGATCGTGTCGGGGCATGAAATTGAACAAAGCCGTATCTCGCCTCATTGCATAGCGCAAACAACATGTTGTCAGGATCGATGCCGTTTGTGTTCGACATCATCAGCGCGCGGCCGCCGTAATCGAGAAGCGTCGGTTTGATCGATTTCGTCCAGATGTCGATCGACTTCGGCTTGGTGAATGCGATTTCGTCGCCGATGACGCGATGGTATTTCCGGGACCGGCCGGCGTTCTCGTCCTCCATCGACCAGAACTCGACGCGGCCTCCGGTGATGGTCTCGATCATGCCGTGGGTCTTGTCGGATCGTTTCTTGATCGGATCCAGCGCCTCGACGATGACGTTGTAGCTCTCGGAGAGCCGCTTGTTCTCCGGGGCGAACCAGCCGACCCGCAGGCCGTGCGCGGCATCATCGCTGGCGACCGTCTCGCCGACGACGTTCTTGCCCCATCGCCGACCACAGCGGGCGACCACGAACCGGCACTGCGACATCAGCCAGCGAAGTTTCGCTTGGGCCGGGAAGAACGTCGGGAGATTGACGACCGCCGTCTCGGAGTTCTGCGGCGGCAGATCGAGAAGTGTGGCGTCGGACATCGTCTATTACGATCCTACTTTTTGGGTAGTGTTGTCCCAAATGAAACGGTCGGCCGGGAAATCGCAGCAGTCATTGGCAGGCAAGCCGGCGCCTTGTCGCCGTCATCCCAAGCGAGGCCGCACCGTTCGCACTCCCAACCTGCCCAACCTGTGGCGAGCTGCTGGGCGACGCAGACGATGGCAGGTTTCTCTTCACTCATACGCGATTGCCCATCCGTAGATCTCTTGCGCGGCATTCTGATAGGCGGCAGCGCGAGCCTTGGCAGCACCATAATCTGCGCCAGGGAACTGCTCTGACTTCTCCTGTTTCTGACTCAGCCAATCGCCGGCGCGGTAAAAAGCTAGTCGGGTCGCGGCGTCGGCGATCTTGGCTTCTCGCTCAGAAAGGTTTTCAAGCAATGTGCGATCGTCATCTGCTCGGCTCATGCGCTGCGCGCCTCTCTGGCATTGACACCCATGCCGATACCATGAATTTCCTTTTGCCGGTCGACTCGGAGATCAAGCGACCCTTGCAAAGGACTGATTCTCTTAGGCCGCGTTGTCGCAGGTAAGTGCCTGATTTTTCTGATCATTGCACCGATTCTCTTGTGAGGCCGTTCTGACGCTTTTGCCGCGACGATTTGCGCTTTTTTGATGATGTCGGCGACGGTGTCTGCAATTAATTTGGCGCGTATTGTCATGTTTTGCTCTCCGCCTTTCGACGCCACCAGGTTCGCTCCGAAATACCTTGGGCAACCCACGGCTTGCGTTGCGTGATCGTTTCCTGTTCGCTTCCGCGCCGCGGACGGCCACCAGTTCCCTTTGGCGGACCTTTCCGTTTCTTTGGCGGCTTGGACGTTATGCCAGTCAAGATCTTCACCGCCGTAATAGTGGCCTTGGCTACTCCGATCATACCGCCAGAATGCTTCGTTGGTTTGTTCGGCGTTCCCATGAATTTGGGGCACGGCCCGATGCGATGCCGTTCGCCGCACGTCCTGCATTTCACTGCGTCCATGACATACTTAAAGGCATACTTTTGGCACGGTGTCTAGCTCGCCGCGGCTCTCGGCGGCGGCAACGGCGCTGATTCTTCGCCTTCTGGCGGATCATCCTCGGCCGTGATCACCGTCAGCGCCGGCAACGCCGCGCCCTCTAGCTCCACTGAAGGCTTAAAATCATTAGGCATTCCGCCTTCCACCTTGATCTTCGTCACCACGGTCGCCCCGACGACAACGGCCGAATAGCGGGGATCCTGGAACGGTGCCAACGCCTTGGCGGCATCGACCGCCAGCGCGGCGTATTTGTCGAATTTCGCGTCGTCCGGCTTCCGACCCGGCGGCGGCACGGTCATCCCCGGAGGGAGCGGCTGAGACACCGCCGCCATCCCCGCGAACAATTCCATGAAGTTTTCCAATACCTTCTTGGCCCGCCTCGAATCCGGCATGCCCTTGCGTTCCAAGGCCTCGATCGCCGCGTCCTTCGCCACCGCCGCGGCCGCCGCCTCCCGGGCAACCCGCTTTAATCTCTCGATCTCGAGCGTCTTCTTGTTCTTGATGCCGGGCTTGCGGCCGCCTTTGCCCTTGGGTGGCCCGCGTTTCTTCTGCGGACGCCCGTCTTTCGTTAATTTGATGGGAGGTGGCTCACTACCGGCAATGTTGGTTCCGCCTTCCAGCGGCGTTTTCTGCGCGATTGCGGGGCCTTCTGGTGGCGATGGGAGATCGTCTGACATGCCTTGAAAATAGTTTATGAAACTTAATTTTGGAAACTTTTTTGTTAAACCATTGATTTCATATATGCTTATCCGGTTTAGACAGACAGCCTTACAGCTTGTGGTTCGTGGGTTAGCAACAGTTGCATGAGATGCTGATCTTTGCCGCTGCGAAGATCGTAAACGCCGATGCGGCTGAAATCGGCGCTGAGGCGGCTCAACCAGTCTCCGGAAAAGTCAACGGACAAATAATCCGGGCAATTGTCCATCGCTCCTAATTGTACGTGCGCGTAGCGTCACGACCGTCCGCAAAGGTACGCGCAATATTAGGAGCGTCGCGGCTTCCTTGCCTTTGGCCGGTGCCCGCCGGCTGGTGACGGTGACCATGTCGGTTCTCCCCGACCGGAGAATCGCAGGCGAGGGTTAATGGTTCCTGACAAAAGCCGCCGCGAAGCACCTGGGGCGGCAGCGTTTCCGGGCGGTGTAGGGCCGCCAGCTTCACTTTTTGGATCAATAAATCGGTCGCAAAAATGAAGCCCAGACCGCGCTATGAGCTAGCATCCGCCCGGTTCCAAGACGCCAGCCCAGCTAAAACACGCCATATCATAACAATGGCATTGTTATTGGATAATTTGCAGTGGCGTAGGGCGTATGGCCAAGGCCCCTCTCGAAGGGCGAGATCGATTTCTTCATTGAGAAGCGGATCGTCCTCAAATGCCGCTCTAGCAACTGCCGCTACAGCTTCTTCTTCTCCGGGCACCATGAGATGATACGTCAACATCTAGTATCTCTCAGAATTTGTGTGTGGCAACCGGATAAGCATGATTCAGAGTGTCGGCCTTTTATAGCCCAGATACCGAAGCGTTGCGGCTTCCCAGTCGAGATCGTTCATGTTCTCGCGGAATGTCGCGTCGGCAGCACTAATGACAGCCTTGGCAACATCGGGATCGTCGTATTCGATGTAGTCCTGGCCGGTCCAGCGGGAGGCGGCTTGGGTGATGATGCGGGAGCGGCGGGCGAGGTGGTCAGTGGTGGAGCGGTGGTTCATCAGAGTGCGGTTGCTTTCTGCGTCGATCCATCATTGCGCGGCATCGGCGATCACGGCAAGTTCCGCCCGTTTTTCTAGTTCCTGATAACTCGGAAGTGGCAACTTTAGTTTCTCCGCGCGACCAATCCAGAAGCTATGACGATAACAGTGTGAACGGTTAGCCGAAGGCTCGGGCGCGTCGAGGTCGTAGCCATCCATATCATGCTTATCCGGTTGACACACACAGGCCGAAAATGCCCCAACATGTAGTGGCTCCTTCATGGTCTACCTGTAGTGGGTTGCTTGATTTCGATGGCGTGCGTGATGTGCCACTTGCCGCTCGCGCGCGGATATTGCGAGATCAAGTGAGGGGCGATGACGCGCGTCCAATCCTGCAAAGAGCACCATCCGGTGCCGTTATTCATGCAGTTGATGTCAAAAACCCCGTAGGAAGATCGGCCACCCTGACCGCCAACCCAATGGGTATAGCGATAGCGGGCGCGCATCGGCACCTCGGGGCGCGTCCATGGCCCCTCCCATTGAATGCGAACAAGCCCATAGCGGGGCCAACCGATAAAATCGTCCGGCGTAAGGGCGTAGCCGAGCGCCGCAGAGCGATATTTTGCGCCGATGCTTTTCAGCGCATCAAACATCATCGTTGGGTTCGTGTAGCGCTTGTAATCAAAGCCGATCAGGTGCGGTCGTACTTCATCCAGCGTCATGCCCATGATCGCGGCGAGCGCGCCGGGGCCGCAATTTGCGCCCCATTCATCGTGAGCGCGGTCGGCGTCGGCCAACGTGAAACGCGGCGCTATAGGTTGTGTTGCGCTCGCCGCCGGGTCTTTCGTCTGTGTCGTCAACATTTAGTACCTGTGTGTGTCAACCGGATAAGCATGATCCATATAGCCTTCGATCATTTCAGCGTTCGCTTGTTTCATGGTACACCCGATTGATTCGCAGGATAGAGAAATATTTACCTATTGTCTAGACGGGCGCGGCCCCAATGCGCTAACGTATCGGCCCGGAGTAAAGTTGTGGAGAGTTCCGATGCCGAACTTGAGGCCGCGGGCGCGCGACTTGCTGATCGAGTATCTCGACGGGCGACACGTCCCGATCATCCGCCAGCAACGCAACGGGCATTTCTCGAACTGCGATCCCGACGTTTCCCGCCGGAACCAGTCTATCGGCGCGTTGCTCAAGCAAGGCTGGATCAAGCCCGTCACCGTGGCCGGGAAGGCCGGGCCCATCGCCACCGTCATCACCGAGGCCGGGCGGCAGGTCATATCCGAAGCCCTCGCGGATTGGGCCGACGCGCTCGACAGGGCCAGGATCGCCAGCGATTTTGCGCTGGACAACGCCGCCGATTCACGGCTTAATGATCGGGCGCCGGTGCAGGGAAACGTTTACCTTCCGCTCAAACCCTCTCCCTCCGCCGCCGATAGGAGCGACCCATGAGATACGACTACATCACCGAATCCGGCAAGACGATCACGCAGGACACGCGCGATGTCTGGCCAACGCGCGCTTTCACCGCGACTGGGCAAGGCGTCACCGTTCACAAATCGACCGGACGCCTATTCGTCGCAACCGGCGAGGATGAGATCGTTCCGCTGGTCAGGCGAACCGCCCCGGTTCGCAACATCATCGAAGCCGCCGCCCGTTGCGACGATCTCTTCCTCGCCATGCGGACGATCTCCGACGCGCTGGAGTTGGAACGGCTGCGGCTCGCCGAGGCGAACCTGAGCAATGCCGCCCGCTGGCGCCGTCTTCCCCATTCCGCGAGGCTGAAGGAGATCGCGGGGTGGCTCACTGCGGAGTGCTTCGAACTCATGGATCTCATCGAAGTCGATCACGTCAGCACCATCGGAGATTGACCATGAGCGCGCGCATGACGCCCATCGTCAAACTCGCTCGCGAGATTTGGTGGTGGGACTTCTCGCCGAGAGGACGGCGGAAATACCGCAAGGCATCGCAGTGGCAAGCGATCAAAGAGGATAAGCGTCAGATGTACCTCTCTGAGGCTCGCCGCTTCGCCTACCTGCTCAAGCGAATCGATGTGAATGTCCTCAATGACAATCTTGAGATCATCCAAATCATGTTTATCCGGTTGCCACACACAAACGCGGAGAGCCACTAGATGTTGACGGAGGTGAAAATGGAGCGGCCGTTGATGAAATGCGGATGCGTCGCGCAAGGCGTTCTTCGCGCCAGAGGCGGCGAGACTTTGGACCCGCCGATCCCGGCTTATGTTGTCCATGAGTGCTACGATGTTGCGGACGATAAGCCCGATTTGACTGGCCGCATCGCACAATGTGCCTATTTGCCAAAAGGACATGCGCCCAAGCCGTCGTCCTATGATCTGGCGTTTTTTGAATATCTTGGTCCCGGCTCCCGAGAGTCGTCTGACCTGTGCAAATGCGGCTTCTCAAAAAAGCCCCACGATGAAAATGGCGGTCGTATTCCGCCGAAAAAGTACGCCGCCAACATGAAAGGTTGTGCAGCTTTCACGCCGAAAGGTCCCGCCGAGTTTGACCGCTACTATTGTGGTTGCCACGGATGGGACTAGGGGTAGGGCTGTGTGTCTAAACCGGATAAGCATGATCCAAACAGCCGAGAGAATCCGCGACTGCGGATTCCCCGATTTCCTTAACCGCTGGCTGATGATGCTGGAGGAGGAGAACATGGTTGCGATCGGACCAAAAGAACAAGCCCTGCGCGATGCGCGGAGAATTACTGCCCGCTCGGCAAAGCCAGCAGAATCAGCCGCGAAAGCGGCCCAACAGGAGGTCCCAATGGAGACCCAAACCACGGAGAGTGTCGTGAGCAAGACGAAGAAAACAGCGAAGTCGAAAAAGCCCGCCCGCGCGAAATCCCGCACGACGGTGAAGCCTGAAGCCAAGACGAATGGCATCCGGGCAGGATCGAAGCTGGAGATCATCGTTGGCCTCCTGAAGCGGCCAGAAGGCTGCACGATGGCTGAAGTAACCGAGGCTGTCGGCTGGAAAACCATGAGTTTCCCGCAGCAGGCCAAAGCCGCAGGGTTGACGCTGAAGAAAGAAAAGGACGGATCGGTGACCCGCTATCGGGCCGCCTGAGCCAATACGCGCGCCGCTGGTGCGGCCATGCCGGGGAGAGCGCCATCAGGGCGCTCTTTCTCGTTTAAGCGCCTACGGGCGCCCTGTGGCTCGGCGGCAGGGCATCCGCAGGGCTAGGCCATATGGACTGACCATTGGTCATGATGCGTCCCCCGGAGGCTCGGGAGCGGTATCCAGCCGAGCAGGACGTAATCCATCGCCAGAGCGAAGGGCGCGAAGCGGTGCAGGCTAACTGAGCTTTTCCAATCTGGCGCGCAATTTGTCGCCTGAGATGAGTTGTTCGGGATGCTCTTTGATTTCAGCGAGTCGCTTGCGGGCAATTCGGACATCGCGCTCATCCTCTGTTTCTCGTTTCGCCTTCCCCTTGCGGCGCGCGGCCGCGACTTGGTCTAGCGTCTTTCCGTCAAGCGTCGCTAGCCGATTCGTAAAACGCTGCCAACGCACGATGCTGACTTCGACAAAACGAGGATCAACGTCCATTGCTGCGGCTTTCCGGCTGTTCATCTCGCAGGCAATAATCGAGCCGCCAGCGCCGACGAAAGGATCAAAAACGATTTGGCTGACCTTACTGCTATTCGCTATTGCCTCGGCCGCGAGCGCAACCGGTTTCTGGGTCGGATGCTCGTAGTCGGATTTTTGGGCATCGCGATTTAGCGTCCAAACAGTCGTCTTAGTTCGATCCCCATAGAAGCGGTGCTTGCCCTTTCCTGGCTTCCATCCGTAGAGCATCGGCTCATGTTGCGAGCGATAGTCCTGCCAGCCCATCCCGGCCGCTTGCTTCACCCAGATGATCGTCGCTGACTTCGTAAAGAACTCAGCGAAAGCGCGCTCGAAGGCGAGTTTCGGACCAGATGCAGCGTCGGGATGGCAAACATAGATCGAGGCCAAGTTCTTCATATTCGCCGCGATCACTTCGAACGATGATCGCAGGAAAGCGGCAAAGTCCTTCTCGCTCATGTCGTCATTCTTGATCGTACCGAGCCTATTCTGGCCGAGGCCAGAATAGGCTAGGTTGTAGGGCGGATCGGTGAAGACGAGGTCGGCTTGTGCGCCCCCGCCCATGCACATTGCCACGTCAGATTCGGACGTAGCATCGCCGCAGACTAAGATGTGGTCCCCTAAGACCCAGCGATCACCGCGACGCACTACCGGCTTCTTCGGCGGCTCCGGTGTGGCTTCTGGATCGGCTTGGCCTTCGGTGCCCATTTGGACGCCCCAGCCGCGAAGCTGAGATTCGGGGAAGCCGAGCAAGGGAACGTCGTAGCCAGCGAGTTTGAGATCCTTAAGTTCGGCGGTGATCAGCTCGACTCCCCACGTCGAAAGTTCGGCATAGGAATTATCTTTGATCCTGACGGCGCGCTTCTTCTCTTCGGACCAGCCAATCGCTACGGCGACTGGATAGCGCGTATACCCATTCTGAAGAGCCGCAAGTCGCCGACCGTGTCCGTAAATGATCACGCCTGCTTCATCGACGAGGATCGGAGCGGTGACTCCATCATCCTTCATTGAGGAGGCAATGAGATCAATCTGAGCCTGAGAATGTTGGCGTGGATTTTTCTCATAAGGCCGGATTTTTTCTATCGGCCACAGCGCGACCTTTGATGCTGGCCATGTCTCTTCAAGTCGCTTCGCCATCAGGCCACCTTCGGCCGCGCGCCGGGGAGCGGCTCTTTTGGGTCATCGTACCACCGGACCGCCTTCAGCGGCCACGGCCCTTTTCCTCCCGGCATGTCGACGTCGAGATCGACGAGCTTGCCATCGAGCCGGACGTTCGTCACCATGGCGCTCCAAATATCGCCGGCAAAGCTCCGATAGGTTACACGCTCGTTGATGGCAGGCATCATGGTTCCTTCGGCTTGTTCGTGTGCCCTTTGAAAAACTCTGGCATCGCTTCCGCGACGGTGCGGTTGAGGAATGGCTCTGGATCGTTAGTCGAGATTGCGACGCGGCTTCTCGCCATCCCAGCTTCGAACGCGCCAAATAGCTTCAGCGCGGCCGCAGCGATTCGGTAGTCGCGCGGGATGCGGAGCGAGGTCGAGTTCTCGATGATCTGTTTTATGCTTATCGGGTTTCAACATGCAGTGTCTAGCGGTTGATCGTCATCATGACTGACCTTTTGATGCTGCCACTTGCCGCTGTAGAGGCCGTCATAGGTCGGGCTTTCACCGTTCGCGCCGATGCCCAAGAGGGAGCGGAAGGCGTTGAACGGGTAGAAGCGGCGATTGAAGCGGAAGGCAAATTCGTTGAGGTAGGCTTGAAGGTGCTTTGGCTCGACGCGCCCGTGATGGGTGCTTTGCAGCCATGCTTTGAGGTTGCTGAAAACAAGGTGGACGATGGGCAGGTATTCTTCCGCGACTTCGGGATTGCCACCTTCGACCACCGGCAGATGGGCATAGCCGCGTTTTTCGAGCGAATTATACGCGGGAGCCGCGTCGGTGATGACGATTGCGCCAATGGCGACGGCGGCTTCCACAAACCCGCAAAGAGCCTTTTCGGTACGATCTGGCACAATCTCGATACGAAGCCGCCCCGCGTATCGGCCGCCTCTCCGCATGGGCTTGTCGCCTTTCTTAGCTGCCCGCTGGCGGACTTCGACGGCAGCAATAATCAGGCATTTTTCATCGGCGTGGGGGCCTTTGCCCTTCCCGCGCGTCTTGCCGCCGATGTAGCACTCGTCAACCTCGACGTGATCGCTACGCGCCAGATTGCCGCCGATGGGATCGCGGTTAGGTCGCACCATGCCCGCCCGCAGCTTGTGCAGGATTTGGAAGGCGGTTTCGTAGCAGCCGACACCGACTTGCCGATGCAATTGCACCGCCGAAATGCCGGGTGTCATGCTCGAAACAAGATAAGCGGACCAAAACCATGCCGTCAGGGACGTGTGGGTTCCTTCCATGACGGTTCCGACCGTGATGGAAGTTTGCTTTCGGCAGGCGCGGCAGGCCAGCACCTTCGGCCGACTCGCCAAGCGCACCGGCTCGCCCTTTTCGTGGCAGTGCGGGCATTCAAAGCCCTTCAACCATTTCGCGCCTTCAAGCCAACGGGCACACGCGGCATCGTCAGGAAAGAGCCGCTGGAAGTCTTTGAGAGATTTCGGGAAGGGCAGGTGTTCCCATTGATGAACGTCGGGGATGGCGGGCGACATCTATCCGCTCACTTTTTGCCCTTCGGCTTCCGCAGTCGCACATGCATCGCAATAATCCCCAACAAGATCAGCGCCGCAGCACTCGCAAATTCCTTCTACTGGCGCATCCCACGCGCCGCGTGGCGACGGACAGCCCGCACCTTCACATTCTGGACACTTTCCAATATCGGTTTCGAGGCTAGGATCGTCCGGTTGCGGGTCGTGCCGCATGAGGCGACCGTCTATGCACCGGGTCTGGGTAGTATGGAAACTACGGTTTCGGCGGCTCATAATTTAGGCCCCCGCGTGGATCGGATGACGAATGTCGTGACCACAGATCGCGCATTCGTCGATGGATTTGCCGACCATCGTCCCGGCAGCATGGCAATGGTCACGCTGTTCGGCGACGATCAGGGTCTTTTTCGTGGCTTCGTATGCCGCCTCAATGTGATCCATGATGATTTTGTCATCGGATGGCGCACGTTGCCGAATAGCCGCCCCAAGGTGGCCAAGGATGTTTTCAAGGTGCTGGACTTTCATCATGGCTCAGGCTCCAACACCGAATTGCCCATTATCGGCTCGGATTTGTTCGGCCTGTTTCTGGCGATCAGAGCACCAACCCCGCAGACCGTTGTCGATGATCCCGCCCCTTCCGATCAGCGACTCGACGTTGATCGAAGTGCTCGGGGCGTTGTTGGCATCGAAATGGAGCCAAGTTCCATCGCGACCGCAGTTAATCGACAGTCCGCAATCATCTATCGGGATAGTCGTGGCTTGTTCGATTTTGGCGGGACTGGCGGGCAGCGGCATCCAATGTGTCGGTTGCTCGTCAGCCGGGTAGGGCGAATAAGCCGGACCATTTGTGGCCCAACACCCTTGCTGCCGGTGCCAATGGCAAACGGTCATCCATTGGCCTGTGCAAGCAAGGAAACTGGACCCGTCTTTCGGTGCGCTCTCAATCAGTTTCCACATCTTAGTCTCCTGTTAACTAAGGCCGTCCATCGGCCTAACCATTATCTAGCACAGGTAGGTGCATGTGTCAACCCGATAAGCATGAAACGAAATGCCTTGTCGGTCTCCCCGCGCTTCTCGGCGGCAATATCGACCACTTCCCGATGTCTACTCACGGCGCGATTTCCTCGCTCGGCTTTGAGCGTCCTGATACTTCTCGCTCCTCGCTCGCATATTTCTCCCGCAGCGCGCTGTCCGTCAGCGGCGCCTTCCAGGTCCGCGCCATCCGCGTCCCGCCTTGCGAGTAGAACGCCGTTAGCGTGACCCAGATGCCGTGCCGGCCACCGAAGTCGCCCCATTTCCAC